ATCGGGGCGAGTATCGGGCCGAGCTGTGGCTCCCATTCCGCCGCATATTCCGCCCCGATCCGATCCACTTCAGACGGTGCCGGAGCCGCGCGGTTAAGGGCCAGCCCCTTGCAACACGGGCAATTGGCGGCATGGAATTCCGAGGCCCGGTTAAGAGCGGGTTGAGTGGCACTTAATGCTGACGTTGGGTCAGGCCTGACAGGCTGCGCCGGGGGCATCAACAGCTTGGCATTGGGTTCCGGATCGGAGAAGCCAATCAAATCGCGCACCTCACTCATCTGCACTTCAAGGCCAAGGGGGACGAGCCTTTCGAGCGCCTCCGCCGTGGTCGTAATATCGAGATTGTCCCGGATCGTCAGCGACACATTCGGGTATTTAGGGCGCTTGCCATAATTCAGATCAATATAGGGGGTGACCAGATCGCGTTTGAGGGTGGCGGCGACGGCGCGGGCATCGGAGACGAGGATATCCTTGCGAATACCGTCATGCACCTGCGCTTGCGCGCGGTTCGATCCCTTATCCGTGGTCTGGGTCTGGCCCAGAACGATCTTGGAAATGGTTTCATCAAGGTAAGACGCGAAGCCGTAAAACACCGACGAGCCAGCGCCGGTGCCGCTCTTGTCTGCGCTCACAAAGTCAATATGCATGGTCTCCGGAATGATCGCCGCCGCGTCGGAGGCGATGCTGCGCACGGCGCGCAAGAGCTTTTTCTGATCCTCCGGCGATGCACCCTGTCCATATTTGCCCAAGCGAATGGGCATGCCGTAGGCCTCAAGAAACGAGGCCCAGTCGCGCACCGAAAAGCTCTTGAACAGGAAGCTCCATGCGGCAAGCCGCGCCAGACCACCGCGCATGGGCTGGCCGGATTTGAGGCGGAACATATGCGTGATGAACTTGTAGGGGGCCAGCGGCTCGCCATCGACAGAGCCGAGCGCGCGCAAGCGCACCTTGCTCCCGGTGAGGCGGTCGAACTGGAAGAAGCGCGGATCGCGCCAGATAAACGCCTTGGGCGTCCAGCGATTGGCCCCCGTCTCCCACATGATTTCGATGACGGAAAACCCCTTGCCCAAGGCGTCCAGCATATCACCGATCATTTCGACGATTTCCGGGCCACCAAACAGCTCGCGCACATCATCGGCCAGCGCGATATCGTCCGGGTCATCCGATGCGGCATCGATCTGGATATCCAGCCCCTGAATGGCGCGCTTGCGCACCGCCATCACGGTGGCGTATTGCGGTTCGCGCTCCTCCATCTCTTCGGCCATGGTCAGGAAATCCTGCCCATCGCCTTGGTCTGCCGCCTTCAGGATGGCAGCGAGGCGCACAGGGTTGAGATTGGCGGTGACGCCTTCCTGCCAAGCCGTGCGCACGCCGGTGAGCTGCGGCGCGGCCAGTTCTTCGGTGAGCACATCACGGCGGATCGGCAATCCGTCCGGCCCCAACAAGCGCGTTTCCATCAACCGAGCCTCCCGCGTCGATAGCCTGCGAGAGCGTCGATCTCGCCGTCCTCGTCGTCATCCTCATCCTCGGCATAGGCCGGGATATAATCGTAAACCTGCACGCGCGAGCGCGTTGCGGCATAGGAGAGCGCCAAAGCCACGGCGGCGTCTCCGTGGCGTTTGCCGCCGTCACTGCCCTTGGTGCGCACAGCCGGGATCATCGGCACGCCCTTGATGACGCGCACGAGACGCAAATCCTCGTATTGATCGCGATCAGCCGGGATAACGAGTGTGGCATCCTCAAATGCCGCCTTGAGGGGCGGCATGTTCTGGCGATACCAATCCACCGAGAACCGCACCTGGGCGATGATGCCCGCGCCATAGCGCTGCGCCGTCACCTCGGCGAGATAGGCGCCATTGCCGCCTGCATCCAGACCCGCCCCCATGAACCGGGGCAGCCGGTCGATGATGTAGAACAGGATGTCGCGTTGCTGCTCGAATGGCACGCGGCGCAGCTCGATGACGAAGGGCGTGTGCCGCTTCATCATCTTGTCGATGGCGAGCGGCCAGAACACGGTGAGATCGTTGATGCGCCCGAAATCCCCGCCGATGGCATGGAGCGCAGTGCTATCACACCGGGCGAGAACCGGCTTGACCTCGGCTTCGAGCCAGTCCTTTACATCCGCCTCGCGGATATGCCGGGGCAGCTCATACCAGCTTTGCGGCTTCTCGAAGCGGATGACCGGGACAGTCTCGTCTTGCCGCGCCTCAATCAGCGTGGCGGGCAACCACGCGCCTTCGCCTTCAGACGGGACGCAGTAGAGTTCCTCATCCGCCGCCTCGCCATAATTGGCGCGGATGTTCTCGCGATATTCGGCCTCGCCTTCCGGCGTCCATTCCTTGCCTTGAACAAAGCACACGCGCTCATACAAGCCGTCGCGCAGCGCATCATCAAAATCCGTGCGCAGGAGGGCATAGGGCTTGCGACCCGCCCGGATATCCTCGACCAGCACATTGAAGGCATTGTCGCGCCCGAAATGGGTCGAAATGACAAGGATTTTACCGCCCCACATCAGCAAAGCGAGGGCGGCGTCAAGCAATCCTTTGAAGTCATCATGGAAGGCGGCTTCGTCGATGATCACAAAGCCCTGACGGCCACGCAATGAACGCGGGCGCGAGGCCAGTGCGACGATCTCAAACCCGGATGGGAAGGAAATCCGGAACGCCTTGATCTGCTTTTCCGGGTCGCCATCATCAAACAGGAACTCGTCCACCGTGGCGAGCGCACCATGCAGGCGCTTGGCCCATTGGGCGGCAGTGTCGATGAATTCCCGCGCCATATCGAGGTTGTAGCCGATATAGAGGCTATCCATCCCCCCGGCACTTTTTTCCGCCGCCGAGGTGATGACCGCGAGTGACGCCGCTGCCCATGTCACGCCGGTGCGTCGGCCCTTTTCATAGACCGTGACGGCATTGGCCGCGACTGTATCGAGCAGGCGCGCCTGATAGCGGATCAGGACATGCGGCTTTCCTTCCACATCCTCGGAGACCTTGCCCCGCGCCCGTGCAATCTTGGCCCATTGTTCGGGCGTCAATCTCTCCTCAAGGTCAGCATCAAGGCGATTGCTCATCGGATGCTTTCCCGCAGGGCTTCAATCAGCTTCTCTTTCGTTGCTGCCGGCACGCCATTGGCATCGCGAATTTTGCTGATTGTCTCTTCCGCTGCCTTGTTCTCGCGCCGCTTGTCGCTGTTCTTCTTTTGTGAAATGGCCTCGGCCTGTGTCGTAAAGATATGCGCCCGCGCCAGCTCCATGATCTCTTTTGGGGATAGCCCATCGGATTGGGAGGCATTGAAAATGAGCGTCTTGATGAATTCGGCACGAATGATATCGGCCTCTTCCATCTTGTCCGGATCAACCTCCGGGCGCACAGCGCGATAAATTTCCGCCGCATCACGCAACCGCTGCGTTGCATCCTTGATCTTGATGGCCTGCCGCGAAAAAGCACTCCGGCTGATTGGATCAATGCCGAGGGTTGCCAGTTTGTCGTTCAGCTCAAACAGAATGTCGCCATCGAGCTTGTTGCCAGCACGAATTGCCTGCGCGGCTTCGGCCACGAACGGAGCGGCTTCTTCTGGTAACAGATCAAGTGACGACAGGCGGCGTTTCATGGCTCACGCCTCCGGCATCGAAGGGCGCTTGATGCCCTCGATCACAATGCGGCGCTCGACATGATCCAGCCCCTTCGCCGTAAGCTGCGCGACACGCACGGAGCTGATATCGCGGGCAATGATGACCCCCAGCTCTGCCATCTGGCGCAGCTCGTCATGCAGCCATTCGCGGCTCTTTGTGATGCCGAATGTCGCCAGCACGTCAACCAGCATGGACGAGTTGAGCCGTCCGTCCGGCTGCGATTGCAGCTCCTTCAGGATGATGAGGCGGGCTTCTTCGCGGATGATCCGATCCATCGTGCTCATTTACGCTCTCCAAGAAGGGCTTCTTGCGTTCGGTTTGCCATCGCCTGCACGGGCTTCAGGCGTTCGGTCAGGATTTCAATCGAGCCTTTGAATTCGGCGGATAATTGATTAATCGAGCCGCGCAGGCGCTCCATTTCTAGCTGCATGTCGTGCATCTGGTCGCGGTTCGGCAGGCCCTTCAGCTCGCCCTCAACCCGACTGACCCTGTCTTCGAGCACATCGATCTTCCGATCACGCTCCTTGATCGCCTCTTCTACCTTGACCTCGATCTTGCCGACTTTTTCGCCCGCCTCCTTGCCAGACCGCGTCAGCCAGACGAACAGGATCGTGCCGAGAGAAATCAGGCCGTTAACGGCGGCAATCCATTGCAGGGCAGTTTCAGGCATGCTCGCTTCTTTCAAAAATCTCTTGGCAATGGATGCATCGGGCCGCAAAGGGTGCGGCCATTTTCCGCGCGTGCGGAATTTGGGTGCCGCAATCCTCACATTCATCAGCACCGGAGGGCACAACGCGGGCGCGGAGCTGGGCGCTCAACTGCGCGCGGGCGGCGTCAAGTCGCATCTCGGCTTCATCCACCACATCCATCACGGCGCGCCTTCCACAGCAGCGCGACGACGCGCCTCGCATTCCGTGAGCGCGGTGCCATCCTTGGCGAGCGCAGCTTTCAGCTCTTTGCTGCCGCCCCCCCTCAGCATGGTTGGCAAGGCGCAAGCCTTCTTCGCAGCTTCTGGCACAGTGCGTTCAACGAGCACGGTTCGCACCGTTGGCGCGGGCAGCGCCGGGGCGGCGCAGGCGGTTAAGATCGTCAACATCGCCAGCATCAAGGCAGGCGTGATCAGGCTTCGCAGCATTGCGGGCCTCCCATTCGGTAAGAGATTTCGTGAGGTCAGTGATTTTGGCATCCGCCTCGGCGCTGGCCTTGGCGGCGGCAATGGCCTGCTCGGCGCGCGCCTTCTCGGCCTGCGCATTGGATTTGGCGATTTCGCCCTGCCAATAGGCATTGGCTTCAGATCGACCACGCGAGAACGCGGCCAGCTCCATGCGCTCGATCGCCGCCACGCCGCGCCAGAAGGCGACCGCGCCGCAGGCGAACAGGCCCGCCACAACGAGCCAGACAAGGGCTGCGCGAGAGAGCTTAAAGCCCTCTTCAATGCCGATTTTAGCGAGGACGGCGGCGAGCATGGATCAACCCCACGGACAGATGAAGGCAGCGATGAAGCCGCCAATGGCAGCGAGCCAATTTGCAGCGAAGGCACGGATGAGGTCAGCGATCATGGCGCGGCCTCCCCACCGGAGGCGTTCTCCGGATCAGCCCGCGCGCGATTGGCGCGAGGGGAGCGTTGCGAGGTGAGACGCGGTGGGCGCGTCATGGCCATGGTGCGCATGTCGAGGCTCCCGAACCCGCGATGCACGCCAAGCAGCGCCACGATGAGCATCACCATTGCCGGGATGACCGTGGGCGCGAGGGCGAGCGCACCCGGCGAATTCCAGATCGCCCCGGCCCCGATGATGACGAGGATCGAGAGCCACGCCGCGCCGCCGCTCATCCACAGTGCGCGCTTGGATGTTGAGTAGGCGGGCTTTTCGAGATCACTCATTGAACAGGCCTTCCACCGTCTGCAGGAGAGCAGTCGGGAGCGCTCCAGCGATGTCTTCAGGATCAAGTCCGCTTGCCTTCAGCTCACGAACAAGACGCACCAGCCGCTCAAGAATTTCGGTCAGCTCAGCGACGAGCTTTTGCTTCTGATCCGCACTCATGCGCTCACCTCGTCTTCCGGAAGAGTGATGCGAGCAGGCTGGAACACTGCGCGATTGATGGCCATGAAGCCCTGCTCGATTTGGGTGCGCCCAATCGCAAACCAGCGCGGATCGATACCCGGCGCAGATGCCAGATCATCAAGGAGGCGAAGCACGCGCTCCCCGGCCTGCTTATTGCGGTTGACGAGCGCGACCTTGTCGTCACTCTGCGCCGTGTATCCTGCCACCGGCAACCCGTTATGATCAGCCATGTTGGCCTCCTTTTTTGACGGATGCGCACGCCCCTCAACCGCGAAGCGGACAATTTTCACGGCTCCCCCTGAAAGGCTGCTCATGCTGCGCCCCCGCCCGAACCGCCACCGGGGCGGAGCGTGATGAACACATTTGCCAGCAACCGGATGCGCCCGGTGTCCGGGTCGCGCTGGGCGCGGCCAAACTCCAACGCAACGTCCAGAAGTGCGGAGAGCCGCCCGAACAGCGAGCGAGCAATGATCTGCCCGCTCACCCGATCCACCAGCATCCATATGGCGACGGGGCTCATGGCGCGCTCTCCTGCAAGGCGAGGCCGATCAGCACCCCGATCAAAATCGCGGCAAAACAGGCTGCGCGCAGGGTGGCCCATGCCGCTTCAGAGACGGCCCGACGCCAGCCATAGGGGATGATCTCACGCATCGCGCACCGCCTTCTTTTCGTGCGGCAGGAGCGGACGGGCCAGCTTCACAGGCTGGTTGAATGGCGCTGGCGGGAGCTTCTCGCCCTTGGGCCAGAAATGCCCGACGAGCTTCGCCTTCTGAAACATCTCGATAGAGACGCTGTCGTTCTGGTTGCCACCGAGGCCTTGCAGGAACAGGGCATTTTCGCCCGTGTAGAAAAACACATGGCCGGAGGTGGGGCCGCGATTGGACGAGATCACCGTGATGCAGCCGATCACCGGTGCATCGAGCCGAATGAAATCCGGGTGCTTCACAAAGGAGCGCGCCATGGCCGAGCCGCTGCCCTTCACCTTCGCCATAGCGAGGCAGGCATTCACGAAGATCGCGCACCACGGAATGACGGAATCATCCCCGCCAATCTTGATCCCGGCGAAGTCGCGATAGGCCATGATGCGCGGGTTGCTCTTGGCCCCGGCCACCTCGCGCTGGCCGATCTCCTCGACCGCCTCCTTGAGCCATGGCGCGAGCGGCCACGAGGCGAGATGCGGGGCTTTGGCGATTGCGGCAGCGAGAGACATCTGATCCTCCGGTGAAATGCGGAGGTGCCGCCTCGGCAAGGAGGCGGCACACCGGCAGCAAGGGCAAAGCTGCTGGTGTGAATGTCTGATTTGAGGGGGTGATTTGCACGGTGGACACCTGTCCACCAAAGAGGGGCTTAAGCGCCTCTTGAGCTGTTCTTACAGCAAAAATCCTTGCCCGTCATCCGGGCCGTTTCCGCCGTCTCTCAAGCGCGCACGATGCCGCGTAACAGTGCGGAATACAACCCCCGTTGTGCGGGCAATGTCATTCGAGGATGCGCCCGCCGCGATCATCTCGCGGATGCGCTTGGCGAGCTGCGCCGCGTTGCCCTGTGGCCCGCGCGGGATTTCGACATTGTCGCCACCAAAGCGTTGGGCCAGCAATGCAGCCGCCTCTGGCCCACAGGCCTCGACCAGCCAATGCTTCTCGTCCAGCCGATCCGGCGTGGGAAAATACCGGCGCTCGCCCCCGGCATGAGACGCAAGCGCAAGCGCGGCCTCAAGGCCTGCCAGCTCGGCAATCTCATCCAGCAAGGGCGGGAGCCACGAATAGGACATTTCAGGCCTGCTTCTTCTTGGCTCTGACCAGCCACGCCTTGAGGCCTTCAATCACCTTCGTGGCCTGATCAGCGTTCAGAAATTGAGGGGCAGAAACACCCCCCGTCATTGTTTCCGTGACGGTCTGGCGGCGCACGAAGGCGCGCAGGGCGTTTTCGGATGGATCGGTCAACGCTCCAGCCTCGCCGAGCTTGGCCCAGAGACGCAGGATCATGCCCACATGGGCCTTGCCACCCGGCGCAGCGGCAGCTTTCGGCTTGAAGCCCATCTGCTTCATCCGGTCGAGCACGCGTGCCAGCTCATATTCATTGAGATCGGCAGCGGAGTGTTTCTTGGTGACGGCGAAGAGCAGATCGCGGTAGTCCGCATCCGTCAGACCAAGGTCTTTCTTGGCAATATGCAGCTTCGCGATCTGGCCATTGCGGTTGCCATTCTGCGCTGCAAGAGTGGGGCGGCTCATTGGAAATCCTTTCTGTCCTGTCCGGGCACCGGGGCGGCAGGCTCACCAATGGCGAGCAAACGCCCGGTGATGATGATGAGACGGCGCTGCAAGGCGGGGCGATAGATCGAATGTGGCCCGTTCCGTTTCAGCTTCGCGATGATCTCGGCGCGCTCGTTCTCAAGCCGGTCATGCTCACCGGCATAGGCCAGAGGTGGCGCATAGGGGCTTGAGCGGGGCGCGCCGGGTTTCATGGGGCCACCGTGTGCTGGTCTATGGCCAGTTCGAGCGGTGTTTTCGAGAGGCCGCGCTTGAGATACCCATATCGCGCCAGATAATTCCGACGCTCTTTGAGCCACGCTTTGTATGGAAAATACTTGCGCTCTCCGAACGGATAGGCCGCATCTATCGCCTTGATCCGATCCTTGAGCGTGCAATCCGCTGGAAGTTCAGCGTGAACGCGCAGGATTGCGACATAGGCATGATCGCCCCATGTGTTCATCACACACCGCCTTTCTGGAAGGCGGCACGGAATTGCCTTTTCGTCAGCCGATTTCCGGCCAGTCGGCCATCAACATTGTGCCGAAAATCCAGCTGTTTTCGATGAAAAGCGGTAATGTGCCTTTGCGATGCTCGACCCTTTCCACCGTGCACCTCATTATCCGACTGTGTTTTCTCGAGCAGTCTGGGCAAACAACTTTCCGCCACACATCTCGACCGGGATCGATCATTTTGCCGTCGCGAATAATCGACGGGTAGTTGCTCACAAAATCGGCGTCGGCATAGCCTGCACGTTTGCACGACGGACAACTGATCAGGACAGACATTTACTTCTCCAACGTAGGCGACAATCATTGCCCTCTCCATCACGCGGCTGCAAGATCAATGGTGACGGAGCGCCACGGCGCATCCGAGGCATCGCGCTCATAGAAGCGCACGTAGCTTTTCGCGCCGGTCACGCGGATGCTGTCCCGAATGGCGTCCATGCCGCGCGCCCAGCGCTCGTCGGTCACGTCGAGGCGCAGGAGGCCGAAGAGTTCGGCGCGATTGATCTGGCCTTCCTTCTCGACCGAGAAGACGCGGTTCACGAGCGCGCGAATGGCTTCATGGCTCTGCGCGCCCCATTCAATCAGGCATTCATCGATCAGCTTCTTGGCCGATTGCAGCTCCGGGCCGAAGGCGATCTGATCCGCGATCTGCACCTGCACCTTGGAGAGGCCGTCATAGGACTGGAAGGTCACATTGCCCTTCGCACCCCCGGCGCGCGCGCCGTATTCCTGTTCGAGGAGGCTCTGGAACCCGTTCAAATCCTCGAAAACATGAGCCTTGAACCGGGCGATCTGCGCCGAAAGTTCGCGTGCGAAGAAGAGCTGCTTACGCACCAGCTCATCCTCCAGCTTATGCTGGGGCTTCACGGTCTCAATTGGCATGAGCGCGCCCTTGGCGTCGTGCATGTATATCTTGCCATTGAGTTCAATGTAGGGGGCTGTGGCGGTCATTTCGTTTCCTTTCGCGATGAATAATGGCGATGCGCGGCCTGAAGCAGCGCCTCGGTTTGCCTCTCGAAGTTGATAAAATCGGCCTCGAATGTGCCGTTGGCGCGAGCGATGCGCAGGCTCATTCCAGCCTTGAGGAAACGCCGCATTTGCGCCTCCATGACGACTAGGCTATTGGCCTGCGCCAAGCGGATTTCGAGGCGCTCGTTGCGCGTCTTCAGCCGCTGGATTTCGGGTGATACTTCGCTCGATTGCGCCAGCGCCTCGGCCTCTGCCGCCGTGACGATGGCGGCAAAAGCCCGAATGCACTCCACCGAGACGTTCACCGCTGATTGCGGCTGACGCATGACGCGGTGCGCCACCCGATAGGGGTCTGGATCGCTGGTATCGGTTTCCGCTGCCGATCGGCGCAGAACCGTGATCAGTGCATTGATCCGCTCGCCCAGCGCCGGATCAACGGAGAGCATCCCGTCGATCTTGTTGACTGCCGCAATGACCGATGAATGATCACGTCCGCCGAAGGCCATCCCGATTTCGGGATAGGAGCGCACAGTGCAAAGCCGGATCACATACATGATGATCGAGCGTGCCCGCACCAAGCCAGTCGTTTTCCGATGCGAGACCAGATCAACATAGCCTACGTCCAGCAGCTGCCCGCAAATCTTGATGATGGTTTTCATCGAGAGTGGCAGAGGCTTAGGCAGCGCATCCGGCAGGGACGCGCCATCAATGTCAGCAGGTGCGGCGGAAAGCGGCGCGTTCATCACGCCACCTCGATCCGGTCAAAGCCGATCTGATCCCATGCCGAGCGTAGGTGCTTCTCCTCGACATGGGCCGCGCCCTCGCCATTGGCGAGCACATGGGCAAGGCGAATGCACTTGGTAAGGCCGCGCAGTGCACCCGGCTTCTTGGCAATGGCGAGCGGCAGGCGCTCATCAATGCCGAGGCCCCATGCCTTGAGCAGGGCGCGCACATCCTCTTCGCGCGGGCGTGTCTGGGTATGCTTCATCCCCACGCGGGAGAAGAGCTGCGCGAATTCAGCACGCCCGTCACCCATGCGGCCATACACCGTCTCATTACCCACGAAGACGAGGCCGCATTTTGAGGCATCGTGCAGGGCGCGGGCTTGGTTGAGGGTGCTCGTCGAGAGGTGCTGCGCCTCATCCACGATGATCAGCGCGTTCGCGTTGTAGAGCTTGCGCGAGATGGCGCGGCTCATGCGGATCGGCGTGCCTTCCGGCAAGCTCATAATGGTGGCAAGTTCGACAAGGAAATTGCTGGCCGACGTCATCACCGGTTCGGCGGTGATGATGAAGACATTCGGCGCGCGGCGCTGGTATTCAAACGCCGTGGTGGTTTTGCCAATGCCCGCGCCACCGGCGATCACGCCGATATCGGGGGCGTGCTGGCAATACTGG